GCTATATAAATCCTGTTAGTATAATTAAAACAAAGGAGAAATTAAATGACACTAGCTGAATGGCGAAAGAAACAAAACATATCCCACTATACATTAGGACAAATGTTGGGATTTAGATCTATCAATCCTGCAACCAACTCGCAACGATATTGCCTTGAGAGTAAAGAAAAAAGATTTCCAAAACCAAGTACAGTAAAAAAGATATTGGAAGTGACTAAAGGTGAAGTTAAGATTGAAGATCTTTACAAGGCTTGGTGGGAATATGAAAAAGCAAAGTAATAAACTACCTTATAAAAAGGTAAGAATTATTTGGCAAGATATTTGTAGCTCATCAAATTGGTATGATGATCTTACTGATGTTGATGACTTTAATTTTTCTTGGTGTGAGGACATAGGATACTTGTATGAAAAAACTCCGAAGAAGATTACCATATTTAGTAGTTATTCTTATGATGGTAATAAGTTATCTGTTGGTAATATATCTTGCTATCCAAGATGCGTTGTTCGTAAAATAATATACGAGAAATAAAATGACCTACTCAACGATCTTTGAAGATGCTGAATTAAAATCAGAATTAAAAAGATATAAAAGGGAAGTTGATAAGCTAAGAAAAATAATTGACATACTTGAAACTGATTTATCTGTCAAAGAGTATGAGATCAGACAACTAAAAGAAAGGCTAAATAAAAATGAGGTACGCAAAACATTTTGATAAGGACCTATACTCAAAGTGGCATAGGACCTTTGAAAAAATAGCAATGATCGACATAGATTCTGTAGAAATATGTCAGAATAAAGGATGTTGGCAACCTTTAGCCTTGATCGAGACAGTATATGATACAGGAAACTATAAAAAATATACTAACTCTATGCGTTGGTTAGGCAAAGCTGCTAATCTTCCTTGTTTCTTGGTGTTTTATAAAAAAATGACACAAGGTATGCTTGAGTTCAAAGTTCAGCGACTAAGCACCCTCTATGAGCCTTTAATCGCTATGTCTCAAGAGGAGTGGGTAGGTATTTTAAGAGATATACAAGAACAACATCAGAAAGTATGTAAATATGCTAAAGACTAGGGGTTTTTTACACTTAACTTATAAGCTGTACCATTATTTAGACAAACTTGGCGAAAGAAAGGCAACTTGTTTATGTGTTTATCTTGCTTTGCTTAAATATGCTTGGAAAAAAAACGATTATGTCTGTCATATCCGACACTCAACTTTAGAAAAAGATACTATGCTTTCAAGACCTACAATCAAACGATGTCTTGACACTTTAGAGACTTTGAATGTCATAAAATCTGTTCGAGGAAAGTCTGGCAAGACCTATGCTGTAAATGATAAGTTTTTAAAGGAAGAAAAAGCTATGATAGTAAATAATGAGCTATCTAATGTAAATAAAAGAGCTATATTAGAAGAAACAACATACCAATATAATAATATTAATAAAATTATAGGTATGTATAGATCAGATAAGGATAGAATGATCTTAGAACTAGCCAACCTACCCCTGCCAGACCTTAAAGCAGATACTAACAATGTTTATTATTGTAAGTTAGCCATTCAAAAGAAAGAGGAACTTGCTCGTGAAAAAAATACAACTTATGTTAGTAGTGATAAAATTTTATCAGCTCTTAAAAAGATTGGGAAGATGTCCAACCCAAGATACCGAGAGAAAGTAGAATTTAATAAACGAAACAACCTAGATTATAAAGGTAATCCTAAAAAATAACATGGTTGGCAGACCAAAAAGAAAAGTTTTTTGTCAAGCTATTACTCGTAAAAGTATTCGAGAAGGTAAGCCTAGAAATTGTATGGCAAAGGGTTATTTGTGTGCAAATGGCAAATATTTATGTAGATTTCATGGATCACAAAATGTAGAAGGATTTAAAAGACCTAATTATACAGATGACTCAAGAAAAAAACAACTCAAAGCTCTTAAACAATTCAGAAACTACAGCGATGAACAACTCGACCAATATTACCGAGAAAAAATTAAACGACAAATTGAATTTGGAGAAAAATCTACCTACCATACTCGATTCATTAATAGAAGGAAATACTCTAACGCATTGTATCGAATCCAAGATAACAAATCCATCGGGGATCAGCTTAAGCAAATTTTACAGCACATTAAAGAAAAATCCTGAGCTTGAGCAACAAGTTTTAGATGCTCGTAAAATTGGAGTGCAAACTTTAATTGATAGATTGCTTGAGATTTTTATGCGTCAAGAATTAGAAAATCCAAATCAAATTTTATGGATAAGATCTAAAACTGATTTTGTTAAATGGGTTGCAGGTAAAATAACTGATCTTTATTCTGATAATAAGGTACAATCTGTTAAAACAGATCAATCTATTAAAATTTCTTGGGAAGATAATCAGGATGATTTGATTGATGTGTCTGGGGATATAACTGATATACCCCCAGAAAATAAAGATTAATTTTTAATTATTTGTTTTAAATATTTCTTTGCTTTGATTTTATCTTTAACAAAAATCCATCTTTCTTTTACAATTTTATTTAAAAAACTTTCTAATTCTTGATTAGAAAATTTTCTAATTTTTTGATTAGGATAATCTATAATATACATTTTTACCTCTTTCTTTTAGTTTGTTTTTATAATGAGTGTAAATTATACCTTTAACACTCAAGATATTTAATAGAGTTTGTTTTTTTAACTCAATTAAATTTTGTTTTATTATTTGTTTTTTCATTTTTTAAAGTGTGTCTTAATCTTAAACCTTTATCAACCAAGTATCTATAGTATTTTAAAAAATAATTAATGTTAAGCTGCAACCAATTAAATTTTTTATACCATACTTTTTTAACTTCTTGATCGTAACAATTATCAATTACATCCATTAAATTATTTTCATAAAATTTTAGATATTCTCTTTCATCATCCTTTATTTTATTTAATGGAAGTTTATTTAACTCTTTAATTAAATCTAATCTTTGTTTATCAATCATTTGTCCTCTTTCTATATTGTTATTATTGTTATTATCATTAAGAATAAAATAAAAACGCAGCAATAAAAATTAACACTTGTCATTATTAGCCTCACTTTCTATATATTCTGGTATTTCTCTCTCTAAGTATTCAATAAAACTTTCTTTCATGTCAAAACCTATTTTGAAATAATAGTTTTTATAATCTAACCAATCTTGATATAGATATTTAATAGCTTGTTGTTTGTTTATCATATTGCACCCCCCGAATTTACAACCCATTGATGCAAGGCAAACAATCCTAAGCTAACAGATACACTTATAAAAAATATTCCAACAAATATTTTTATTAATAAATCTCTCATTATTTACCTCTTTTTAATTGGTTAACTGCTTTTTTATACATAGCTGCAGGATCTTTTATCTGTTTGATTTCATTAAAAAAATCATTACAACTTTTTAAATAACTTTCTGGCAGCTGCTTATGATCTCTAATGAAATAAAATGTTAGATCATTTTTGTTTATTCTCATTTTTTTTATTGTCATTTTTACCTCTTTGTTTGTTTATATTATTACTATACATTTTATATATTTATAGTCAACCAATTAATAGTTGACTACAAATCCTGATTGGTCCTTCTTAGCTTTACCCTTAGCAACTAAACCAACTATAATATTTTTGGGATCTTTAAACCTTAGATCGTTTTTATCTCCATCAATTACAGTTTTATTTAAATATACTTCAGGCAATTTGTCTTTAAAAACAATTGCAGCATTGCCGCCATTGTTTAAAACTTCTTGCACATCCTGGTCATTGCTTTCCGATTTACTGAAAGTTAAACTATAATTAGAAGGCAATTTTTGATCCAATCTATTTTTGATTTTTGTATAATCGTAAAATATAACATCAGGATTATTCTCCATTAAATTTAAACCATTCTCCAACTTATATCTCTCATATGGAAGGTCACTTGTACCATTTAATCTAACCGCTAATGTTAAATTATTTTTATCACAATATTTCTTTTTAGTTTTTATTTCATGATCCAGTTGTTTTAAAAATCCTGGTCTGTTAGCTAAAAAATAATATTTTTTATTTAATCTGGATAATTGCACACTTGTCATTTGTCCACGACCTGCAGTATTTAAACAACCTGCAATGCATCCTTTACTTGCAGAAGGACAAATATTAACACCGCCAATATTGTATGGAGCTAAGAATAAACCTAAGTTGTAATAACCAACTTTAAACCCTTTATTCATTTTGTATTGGGTTTCAGGTTTACTGAATAATCTTTTTACTGGTTTATATGTATATTTCATTTTTTACCTTTTTGTTTGTTTTATACAAGTTGTATACTATTTATATATATTGTCAACCATAAAAAAAACCCCCAATAAAATTAATTATCAGGGGTTTAATTGTTTATTATTAAGCTGCTTTTTTAGAAGTCAATATGTATGGTTTTAAGCTATCACCAATTTGAATTGAAATATAAAAAGCTGTACTAAAATAATCGGTCATTGGATCGGAATTATCATACCATTGATTATCAGTTGCAGCTGTTTTAATGATCTTAATCATGTCACTAAAAAAACTTTCAAATTCTTTATAAAAGTTTAAATGATAATGATTAATTCTATAACCATTTAAATTAAAATTATCATTCTCATATAAATTATTTGAATATTCTTTTAAATTCCAAAAATTTAATGGACCTGATAATATTTTGATTTGTACTGTACTTGAGTATTTATTCTTAGATACACTCAATTTAAAATCAGGATAAGACTTTTTTAAAGCTGCTCTAATATCCTGAATATCTTTTTTAGTTACATAAGCCATTTTTTACCTCTTTGTTTATTGTTTATTTATGATCTTTATATATACAATTTATATAATGTCAATTAATAAAAACAAAAATAATTAAAAAATATTAGTGTGATATTTATGCAACTGTTATTGTAATAATATCACATTGTTAGTTTAGAATAATTCTAAGTTTAAATATATTGGGGTTGGATAAGTTACTATTCTAATATAAAGGCAGCTTGTTTTTTATTGCAGGTGTTTATCATCGGTTTAGAATAATTCTAATGTACCAGGACCAATTAAAAGATTTTTAATTATTAGGGTTGATAATCTTTTATTATCGACACACCAGCTTGTATAATATTTAAAGAATAAATCGACAATTTTACAAAACAAGGCATGGCATACCCCCTAAAAAGTGGTGTGCCAATATAATATATATATACATGGGACTCGAGGACTCCCTTAGACAGACAGTTAGTTAGTTTTGCACAGCAACAATTTTACTTTAAAATAATTCTAAATAAGCTAGATGTGGTATATGAACTATTTTTCATCAGAAGATATGGATTGTGTTTGCTACATTGAAGAGAAAACAAACAATGTAGTAATCAAGTTCTTTGGTATGGATAACCAAGATTCAGCTGAACTATTCACAATCTATGTGATGAACAGACTAGGCTTTGAATATAATTCACTTAGCTATGAGATGCCTAGCAAAGCAGTTCATTAATTGCTATGGATATTAAAATACCCTATACACCAAGACGACACCAATCCTACTTGCACAAACAAATCTCCAGATACAGATGGAATGTGCTTGTATGCCATAGAAGGTTTGGCAAAACAGTATGTATGATCAACCACCTAATTAGGTCAGCATTGCTGTCCAATCAAAAAAACCCTAGATTTGCTTACATTGCACCAACCTTCAAACAAGCTAAGTCTATTGCTTGGGATTACATGAAACAGTTCACGGCAAAAATTCCTTACACTAAATTCAATGAAACAGAACTAAGGGTAGATCTGCCTAATGGCAGCAGAATAACATTACTGGGTTCAGAAAACTCAGATGGCTTGAGGGGTATATACCTAGATGGGTGTGTCATCGATGAGTATGCGAATGTAAATTCAAAACTATTCCCAGAAATTATTAGACCTGCACTATCAGATAGAAAAGGATATTGCGTATTTATTGGTACTCCAGCAGGAATGAACAACAACTTTTACGAATTATTTCAACACGCACAAGGTGCAGAAGATTGGTTCTCCTACAAGGCAAAAGCATCAGAGACTAAGATTGTAGATGAAGAGGAGCTTATCAAGGCAAAAGAGGTAATGGGTGAGAAGAAGTACCTACAGGAGTTTGAGTGTGATTGGATTGCCAACATTGAGGGTGCAGTATATGGAGATATTATTGCTAAGATGGATGATGACAAGAAGATAGCAAGAGTACCTTATGATCCTACCTTGCCTGTCAATACTGCTTGGGACTTGGGAGTCTCCGACCATACTGCCATAATCTTCTTTCAGCAAAAAGCAGGAGCAGTAAACATTATTGATTACTATGAGGAACGAGGTCAAGGCTTACCACACTACATTCAGATTATAAATGAAAAGGGATATATCTACAAAGATCACTTTGCACCACACGACATTGAGGTAACAGATTTTAGTAATGGCAAAACCAGAAGAGAGGTAGCCTACCAATTAGGGGTGCGGTTCAAGGTAGTTCCTAAGATCCCACTAGAGGATGGAATCCACGCAACCACTATGACATTGCCAAGATGCTACATTGATGTAGACCATTGCAAAAAATTGATAGATGCGTTAAGACACTACCATAGGAAGTATGTTGACAAAAATAGAATGTTTAGGTCTAAGCCTAATCACGATTGGAGTTCACATGCTTGTGATAGTATGAGGTACTTAGCTGTCGGCTTACAAGAACTAAATACTAGACAAACTGCTCCACAAAGTGTAGCAGATAATAATTACAATATTATTTGAGGATTTTTTATGGGATCAATATTTAAACCAAAAATTCAAGCACCACCACCTGTTCAACCTTTGCCAGAACCGCCTAAAGCAGAACTAAGTGATGAGGAAAAAGCAAGAATAAAAGCTGAGCAAGATGCGATTGAGAGAAGAAGAAAAGGTAGAAAGTCTACTATCCTTACTGGACCACTTGGTGTGCAAGAATCTGAAGAAACAAAATTAAAAACTTTGTTAGGAGAATAGCATGGGATCAACAACAGGATTAAGACCAAAATCTTTAAAAGATAAATCTGTTATAGCTTACGCAAAAGCTAAATCAGAAGGTAGAGGATTTGATAGTTTGCCAAAAGGTGGAAGTGTTATGGCAACTAGAGTTTATAATAAAAAAAAATCTAAAGAAATAAATGTTCAACAATTAATTGATGAAGATAAAACTTATTCTTTAGGTAAACCAAGTTTATTAGGAGCATAATGCTAAATAAAATTAAAAAGTTTTTTAAAAAGAAACAAGAAGATATTTTGTATTTAAAAGAAGAAGTAAAGTTTAACAACATAGATGATTTAAAATCAAAAAAAGAAACTAACTCAGAAACTAAATCTGAAACTAAATCATCTTTAACATTTGGAAAATAATTATGGGTTCTAATTCTGGATCTAATAGTGGAAGTGCAGATGCACCAATGACTACAAGATCAAAAGTATCTACCACAACAAAAGCAAAAATTGCCACACAAAAAGCTGTAGATTTTGTTAAAGGTGGTGGAATTGTAGGAGCAGCTGTTAGAGGTATAACAAGTGCTGTTAGAAAAGGAAGAGTTAATACATCATTAATGGGTACATCAGATTATCAAGGTTCAACAACAAGAAGTAATATTGGAGATACTGGAAGAGGAGATGGTGGCGGAGCAATGGGAACAAGCGGTCAAGTCGTACAAGCACCTCAACCAATGGTAGCTCCTACTACAGCAGAAGTATCGCAAAGTTCAGCAACTGATGCAGAAGATCCACTTCTATTAAGAAAAAGAAAAACATTAGCAAGAGGAAGATCATTAACAATTCAAACTGGTCCAAGTGGCACAACAGGTAGCTTGACTTTAGGCAAACCAAGTTTATTAGGTAGATAGTATGGCACAAACAGATAAAGCTAAAAATTTATTAAAACGATTTGACAGATTAAAATCTCAAAGACAAAATTGGGAAAGTCATTGGCAAGAAGTTGCAGACTATATGCAACCAAGAAAAGCAGATGTAACTAAATCAAGATCTAAAGGTGATAAAAGAACTGAATTAATTTTTGATTCTTCTCCATTACAATCAGTAGAATTATTAGCAGCATCATTACATGGTATGCTAACCAATCCATCAACTCCTTGGTTCTCTTTAAGATTCAAAGAAGATGAAATGGAAAATGAGGATGAAGCAAAAGAGTGGTTAGAGTCTGCAACAGAAACAATGTATGCAGCATTTAATAAATCAAACTTCCAACAAGAAATTTTTGAACTGTATCACGATCTAATTACTTTTGGTACAGCAGCAATGTTTATCGAAGAAGATGATGAAGATATTTTAAAATTTTCTACAAGACACATTAATGAAATGTATATTGCTGAAAATGAAAAAGGTAGAATCGATACAGTATTTAGAAAGTTTAAATTAAGTGCTAGAGCTGCAATACAAAAGTTTGGTGAAGTCTCTGCTAACATAGCAACTACTGCAAAGAAAGATCCATACGAAGAAGTAGAAATACTTCATGCAGTATATCCAAGAACTGACTTTGATCCTAAAAAACAAGACAAATCAAATATGCCATTTGAATCTGTTTACTTAGAAGCAGGTACAGGTGAAGAATTATCTGTGTCTGGATTTAGAGAGTTTCCATTTGTAGTACCAAGATACTTAAAAGCATCCCATGAAATTTATGGAAGATCACCTGCAATGACAGCATTGCCAGATGTGAAGATGTTAAATGAAATGTCTAAGACTACAATTAAGTCTGCACAGAAACAAGTTGATCCACCTTTATTAGTTCCAGATGATGGATTTATATTACCAGTAAGAACAGTACCTGGTGGTTTAAATTTTTACAGAGCAGGAACTAGAGATAGAATTGAACCATTAAACATTGGAGCAAATACTCCACTAGGTTTAAACATGGAAGAGCAAAGAAGAAACTCAATTCGAAATGCGTTCTATGTAAATCAATTAATGATGCAGAGTGGTCCACAAATGACAGCAACAGAAGTTATTCAAAGGAACGAAGAGAAGATGAGATTACTTGGTCCAGTTTTGGGTAGACTTCAATCTGAATTATTAAAACCATTAATCGATAGAGCATTTGCTTTAATCCTTAGAAAGAATTTATTTAGACCAGCTCCAGAATTTTTAAGTGGTAAAGATATTGAAATCGAATATGTATCTCCACTAGCTAAAGCACAGAAGTCTAGTGAACTACAATCGATTATGAGAGCAATAGAAATCATGGGTAGCTTATCTAATGTTGCTCCAGTATTCGATCATATCAATATGGATAAATTGGTTAGACACTTAGCAGACATTGTTGGTGTACCACAAAAAATATTAAAACCACAATCTGAGTTAAATGCTGAACGACAACAAGCACAAGCTCAACAAGAACAAATGCAACAAATGCAACAGCTACAACAAGTAGCGGAAGCAGGGGGAAAAATAGCACCACTCGCAAAGGCTTTACCAGAAGAAGCTAGAGCTGTAGCGAATGCTGATATTGAGTAATGAGTGATCTCAAACAGTTTGAAAAACAAATAAAAGAAATAAGAGAAGCATACAAACAAATTTTTGAATCAGATGAAGGTAAAAAAGTTTTATCTGATTTAGAAAAGCGATGCCACTTTTGGTCTACCACTAATGTTAAAGGGGATAGCCATGAGAGTGCATACATGGAAGGTCAAAGGAGTGTACTTCTATTTATTAAATCAATGCTCCAAAATGATAACACTAAAGGAAGATAACTATGTCACAAGAACAGATAACACAGGAAACTGTGCCTGTAGCAGAGACAACACAAACTACTACAGAAGCACCAGTACAAGAAACACAAATAGAGCAAGCAGTTCCAACTGTTGCCAAATCTTGGAAAGAAGCAATCTCAGAAGATTTAAGAAATGATCCAAACATATCTAAGTTTACTGAACTAGAAGCTCTTGCTAAATCATATGTCAATGCAACAAGAATGATTGGTCAAGATAAAGTTGCAGTACCAAATAACAATTCAACAGAAGATCAATGGAATGAAGTTTATAATAAACTTGGCAGACCAGAGTCTCCAGATAAATATCAACTTGAAGTTAAATCAGATGTTGTTCCATTAGATGAAAGTGCAATTAAATCTTTTGCAGAGAATGCTCATCAGCTTGGTTTAAATAATAAACAAGCTCAAGGTATCTTAGAGTTTTATAAAAATTCTATGGAAGGTTCTGTACAACAAAATCAAGTAGACATGGAAACTGCTCAAGCAAATGCTGAACAAGAACTACGAAAAGAATGGGGTAGAGCTTATGAGGATAATATTAAAAAAGCAGGTGCAGTTGCTAAAGCAAACATGGATGCAAACATTTTAGATATGCAATTAAAAGATGGTACACGATTAGGAGATCATCCTGCTATTATTAAAGGCTTTGCAAACATTGCTAACCTTATGTCTGAAGATAAATTAGTAAGCACAGAATCTGAAAGTGTATCTCAAGGTGTAGATTATAATGCTGAAATATCTAAGATTGTTAATGATCGAGATGGTCCATATTGGAATAAAGCACATCCAGATCACGACAAGGTTGTTCAGCAAGTATTTACATTAAGAACAATGATGAGCAATGGATAACAAAGAAATTAAATTAGAGATACTTCGTATTGTAGTGGAGAGTGGATCAGAAAATCAAAAATCAAATCCCTTGCCAATCTGCAACGAATATTATAAATGGGTTTCTAAGGCGGATGAAAATTCGCCTAAGAAAAGTAAGACAATTCGAAAGAACCTTACTGACGACAAGGAAAGACTTGTAGTCTAAAAGACTTTAAATCCAAGAGAAGCCAAATATTTTTGAGAACTCCTCTGATTTTGTTTAATAATAACTTAACAAATAATAGGAGACAATTATGTCTACACAAATAACAACAGCATTTGTAGAACAATATAGTTCTAACATACAAATGCTATCACAACAAAAAGGTTCTATTCTTAGAGATAAAGTTAGATTAGAATCTGTTACAGGTAAAAATGCTTTCTTCGACCAAGTTGGAAGTGTTACAGCATCTGTTCGTTCATCAAGGCACTCAGACACTCCTCAATCTGATACTCCTCACTCAAGAAGAAGAGTTTCATTGGTTGATTACGAGTTTGCTGATCTTATCGATGATCTAGACAAAGTAAGAATGTTAGTAGATCCAACTTCTACTTACGCATTAGCTGCTGCTTATGCAATGGGTAGAGCAATGGATGATGCTATCATTACTGCTGCAACTGGTTCTGCTGATACTTTTCCTTTAGGAGTAAGTACACCAGTAGCATTACCTGCATCTCAAATCATAGCTGAAACTGGTACAACTGGTATGAACATTGCTAAGTTAAGAGAAGCAAAAGAGATCATTGATTTAGCTGATGTTGATCCTTCACTACCAAGACACATCATCGTATCTCCAAAACAAATCTCTGATTTGTTAGGAACTACTGAAGTGACTTCTAGTGATTTCAATACAGTTAAAGCATTAGCACAAGGTGATATTAATACTTTCTTAGGGTTTAATTTCATCGTGTCTAACAGATTAGCTGTTGCATCTCAAATTAGAGATTGTATTGCTTTCGTAAGTGATGGAATCGCTTTAGCAGTTGGTAAAGATGCTACTGCTAGAATCGATGAAAGAGCTGACAAAGGATATGCTACTCAAGTTTACTATTCTGCTGCATTCGGTGCGACTAGAATGGAAGAAGACAAAGTAGTTAAAATCCAAGCATACGAAGCATAATCGCTTTAATTTAGGTGGGGGAGCAATCCCCCATCTATCATTATGAAACAAATAAAAGATTTGAAAACAGTATTACATTTTAGAAAAGGGGATTATGTCTACAGGTATGTATTAGTAGACAGATATAAAAATACTAGCAAAGTACATCATGGATTTGATGCTAAGCTAGAAAGAACTGAAGCAGAGATATTTGCTTTAGAAAAAGATAGACAGATTAGAAGAAAGTATATTATAAGGAAGTAATATGGCATCAGTAGTAGATATTTGTAATGGAGCATTAAACCAACTTGGTGCATCAACTATATTATCATTGACAGAAGATTCAAAGAACGCAAGACTTTGCAACGCAAGATACACACAAGTTAGAGATAGTTTATTTAGATCTCATCCTTGGAATTGTTTAATTAAAAGAGCTGAACTTGCAAGAGATACAGCAACACCTTCATGGGGTTTTAGTTATCAGTTTACTTTACCAGCAGATTGTTTGAGAGTTCTAACTATTTTAAATTATGATTATGATTATAAAATTGAAGGTAGAAAAATTTTAGCAAACCATGGCACATTAAGAGTACAATATGTTGCAAGAATTGAAGATCCAAATCAATATGATGAACTATTAAGAGAAACTATATCAGCTGCATTAGCTGCTGACATTGCCTACGCAGTTACATCATCTAATCCTGTTGCTTCTAATATGTACAATTTGTTTCAAGATAAATTAAAAGAAGCAAGATTTGTAGATGCTACTGAAGGTCAAAACACTAATCCAGATAATGGTCAATCAGATGTTGTTGGAGCTTCTTCATTTATAAACGCAAGGTACTAACCCATGGCTAGAGTTGCTGTTCAATTAACGAACTTTACAGGTGGTGAATTATCTCCAAGATTAGATGGTAGAAATGATTTACAAAAATATCCTACAGGATGTAAAACTTTAGAAAACATGATTGTCTACCCTCATGGTAGTGCAGCAAGAAGAAGTGGTACACAGTTTGTAGCAGAAGTAAAAGATAGCACAAAAAAAACTAGATTAATTGCTTTTGAATTTTCAACAGTACAAACCTACATACTTGAGTTTGGAAATCAATACATAAGATTTTATAAAGATAATGGTCAAATATTATCTGGTGGTTCAGCTTATGAAATTAGTTCACCATATTTAGAAGCAGAATTGTTTGATATTAAGTTCGCACAATCTGCTGACGTTATGTATATTTGTCATCCTAATCATCCTGTAAAAAAATTAGCCAGAACAGGTCACACAAACTGGACATTGATTGATGATGTAATTTCTAATGGACCATTCATGGATCACAATATTGAAACAACTACATTAAATCCATCACATAAAAGTGTTGGTCAAACTACAACTGTAACAGCAAGTTCAACAACAGGTATTAATTCTAATCAAGGTTTTTTATCTACAGATGTAGGAAGATTAGTTCACATCCAAGATGGTCATTTTAAAATAACTTCTGTTACATCTACAACTGTAGTTGTGGGAACTGTTATTGTTGATCTAGGAATAAGTTCATCAACAACAACAGATTTTGCATTAGGAGCATTTTCTGACACTACTGGTTATCCTTCTTGCGTAACCTTCTTTGAACAAAGATTAGTATTCGCAGCAACTTTATCTCAACCACAAACAATATTTTTTTCTAAGTCTGGTGATTATGAAAACTTTGATGATAACTATCATGGTACAGTAGCAGATGATGATGCTATTATTTACACAATCGCATCTAACCAAGTAAACGCAATTAGATTTATGACAGCAACAAGAACTTTAATTATTGGTACTGCTGGTGGTGAGTTTGCAGTTACTGGTGGTGCAACATCAAGTGGAGTTGCTGTTACACCAACAAACATTGTAATTAATAAACAATCAAATCATGGTGCAGCAAATGTAGATGGTATATCTGTAGGTAACGCAACATTATTTTTGCAAAGAGCTAAAAGAAAAATTAGAGAACTAGCTTACAACTTTGATGTAGATGGTTATGTTGCTCCAGATTTAACTATCCTTTCAGAACATATTACTGAATCTGGTATTACACAAATGGCTTACCAAGAAGAACCAAATAGTATTGTTTGGTGTGTTAGAACTGATGGAGAACTTTTAGGATTAACTTATCAAAGAGAACAGCAAGTAATTGCTTGGCATAGACATATCTTTGGTGGAG